GAGGACCGCGCTGCGTGCCTGATTCTGAGTCGCCTGGGTCGTCATATCTGTAGTTGAATTTCCCCCACATATCCATCGTGTCGTTAGAGTAAGGCTGAACGACCGCGAAGCAGTGATATTTCGCTGTGGGGCCATTGACCGTGGAATCCAGCGCGCTGCCTAAAGTAAACCACTTCTCAGAACCGGGAGTATTATCAAACACCCAACCGCCGTATCGAGTACCCAGAGTTTCCGCGCTTCGCCAGACTGGCTTATTTCCGGCGGTGCCCTGAGTCGCGTTATGCGATAGGCCGCTTAAATCAGCCCATGATGCGCCAAGATCACCATCGCTGTGAGACAGCCCCTCGGTCTCAAGCCATAGTTCAACCACTCCATTTGCGGTTTCATCTGGTGCAAGAGAAAGCGACGTTACCGGTGATTCGAAAACCGTGGACTGAAAAAAGGAAACTGAACCATCGTTATTGACTACTGCGCGATCAAGTCCCTGAGTGCGGAGTCTAATTGAGCCAACAAGGTTTGAATCTGTGTCGGCAGAAAAAGTGATATCGCCGGGGGAAGAGAGAGAGTTGATTGCGGCTATTGAATCATCAACATATGTTGGGCTTGCGTAAGCAGTCAGATCCCCGGCCTCGACCTCGTCGAAAATGGCTTGAGTCTGAACGAGCGCCGCCTGTATCTGGCCATTCACGTCAGGTGAGGGACCGGTAATGGGTGGAAGTCTTGTTAGAGCCATTTTCTTAGACCTCAGCAGTCCACTTGAAGATGTCGCCACTCGATCCCGCACCCGTAGGGTTCGTATGGGCCAATGTGCATTTCTTCGCGCTGGTTATAGTGACGCCCGATCCGAATCCGGTTGGCGTCGTTCCTGCTACTGTCGCTAATTTGAAAAGCAGGTCGTGGTTTGTATTGTTGAAGATTCTCCATCCCCCGGGCCGCGCATTCACGACTCCATCTGTACTCACTCGAATGTAGATCGTTCGTGTCGCTGTCAACGTTCCCGTGAAGGTGATTGTCCCGTTGCATTGCTGCGTTTCACTTAAAAGAGTGTTTGCATCCGACAACGCTATCGAGACGTTCCCGTTGATTGAGGCGTCGAGGAGGTCGAGATCGCCGTTGAAGATCGTTTCCTTTTGCGCGACCCCTACGTCCATGCGGGTCATGCGAAGCCATGATGTCGGATTTGCCATAGAACCTCACAAAGTAACGTCAAGCGGTAAGCCTCTTCCAACCTGCGCGCTGACTTGATAAATTTTCAAATGGATCGGATCGCCTGGTGTTAGACCATCTGCTGTTTGCATGTCTGCGGTGTATGTCCAGTCGGGAGTAAATCGTAACAATTTCGGATTTCTCAGTCCGCTGTTATCTTGGAACACTATTAAAATCCAGTACGGGCTGGACGTTTCAGCAACGGCCTCTTCATACCAAATCTCTGATCCCGATCCAGTTGGGTTCTTATAGAATCGTGTTCGCCCCTTCACATGCTCCAGAGCGAATCTATCCCCAGCCTTAATGTCTCTAAAGCTCAACCCAGATTGAGTCGAAAGCGCCGCCTGATAATCCGGGGTTATACCAAAAACCAACCCCAGACTGTTCCCGCCTGCGCGATCATAGGCGGTTTCTACCATCGTAATAAATGGAAGATAGAGCAAGTTAGTTCCGTTGTGATAGGTCTCGAACTCAAACACGAAATCTCCGTCCATTCTCTGCTTACTTCCATAGTTGGCAGATCCGGCGCCTGCTGCTCCGTGAATAGTTCCGCTCCCATCTGCGTCTATAGTGATCGCCGATACTGGGCCGCGAAAGGGTTCCCATTGAACTGGTTGGGCTTGGTTCACAGGTATGCGATAAGTATTCACCACCGTCGATCCGCTCAACACTTCGATTTCGTAATACTCACTCTCTTCTGAAACGGGAACTCCTGCTCGATCGCGCCAGTGATAATTGATTCGTCCTCGCCTTCGCCATTCCACGAGAGCGTTGTTCTGTGCGTCTCGATGGATCTTTGCGTCTGATGGAGTCGCAGGCTTTAAGACAAGTCCCCGCACCACGTAATCGTAGACGGGTACAGCATCAAGCGAAGCACCCGAAGTCTGGAATTTCCATTTCATAGAATCAGCGCAGATCGTAAGCAGTAGGCACAGAACCAAAGCAGCCGTGATGTTCATGGCGCGAAGTATACATCATCTTCCTACGTCGTCGAGGTCAATTCTTCGCGGCTTCAAAGTTGAATCGCAGAACACGACATCATCATTAGTCTCATGAGTATCAACCGCGTACTCCGTCAGGAATCGCCCACGCAAAAGCGCGGACACAGTATATCTTGCGACGTAGGGACTAGAAGCGATTCCCGGCGTTGCGGTTTTGAATTGGACGCATTCTACATCGCCGTCTGAGTTCCGAATCGCCAGTAGATTCAGGTTTGGACTGTTCAGTAATTCGTTTTCTGTGACGCTCGCAAGTTGAGGATCGTGATAGAAGTCAATCGTCAGTGAGGATGTTCGATCAAATGTCGTTGGATCGTCAACTGAGGCCAACGCCGAAGTGGTTACGCCAATAGATGATGGAATGCTTGAGATCGTGATCGGGCCAATGTAATTTCCCGAATCTATGGGATGCTCTTGATATAAGAACCCTCCCGGCCACGCACCACCCCCGATTCCGCACATCGCCACATAGACTACTGGCTGAGTCCCGTCCCCTGCATCTTCAGGTCTGAACAATGGCCCTTCCAGAATCACGCCCTTTGTGTTACTTGGAAATCCTGCTATTGGAGTTTCAGCCCCAGAGATTGATCCAAACCCTGTAGTGCTATAAACGCTGGCCGCTTGCCTGACGGCTTGAAACTGACAGAGACCTACCGGCAATCCATACTTCCCGTCACCGATCCTTACAGTGTGTGTGGCATTCGGAAGAACTAATTGACCAACCGATCCGGGGATGACGGGAAAGAACTCCGGCCCCGTTTCAAAAGTGAACGCGCGAGACTCCATTTCTGCTTTATGCAGGAGAGTTGAGCAGAGTTTCTTGATGTTGTGTTCGTTCTCGACTAAGGCCAGAGAGAAACTTTGCACGTCATATCGATAGGAATCCAACGCCCGATCGAACTGAACTCCGTTGTGGTAGTCCTGCCCTTGATCTAAATAGTTAATATCCACTTCGACTGGTAAGAGGATCGGGTCGATGTCGGTTATGATCGCACCTTGCTGAGGCATCTCCGATCCATCTAAGTGCGCACGGAGTTTCGCAAAAGGGATCGTGAAGTCTATAGTCGTTTGGTTTCTGAGGACTGCTTTGACCACTCCATCAACTTCGATCATGTCGAACTGGAAGCGTGTTTGTAAGTCCTTGATCGTATCTCCCAAAAGCTTTTGACTCGTTCTGATGACCGCGGGAATCGTCAACCCGCTCAAAGCTGAAAGTTCAAGATCGGTATCCGGTCTGCCGCCCAGAGCGTACACATCTTCGACAATCTGATCGACTGCGGTTATTCCATCATCTGACTCAATCGTAACGTTTGGTATCGCGCCATTCGGCAACTGAATGTCTTGAATGACAATGTAGGCCAGTCCTCGCCATGCCGGAGTGTTATCGACGCCTTTGTCGGCGATGATTGCGGGATCGGCCGGCTGATCGGTTGTCCCTCGATAGATTCGTATCTGAGGCGATCCCCACTTGGAAAGGTTCGCCGTGATCGTGGCCGTCCCCGATCTTGGTTCGCCTGTGCCTGGGTCGATCTCAATCGGTCTTGCGTTGTAAATCGGCCACGGCTTTGTTTCGTCCGTAGGAGCTAAGATTGTCGGATCGGTTAGATCGGTAAAGACGCGATTATCTGTAAGAGTTCCGCCCGAGAATGAGACTGTTTCGACAATCTCAATGCGATCCATGTCCGGCGCCGCAGCAGAAGTGTTGCGGAACTGAATTGATCGCGTGCCTGATGTCAGAGTCAATCCGATAGTCTGCGCAGCCATCAGGTTAGTTCCTGACGCCGGACAAGAGACGAAGCCCTGACTTATCCCATCGAGCATCACTTCGTATTGAAGATCGGTGGTTGAGTCGAGATAGTAAACCGCGATGTCATAATTCCCGTCATCAGTAATCGGAATTGAGAATGTAACTGTGCCGCCGCTTCCCAGACCCGTCACCTTGTGGCCCATTGAAGCGATCGATGAGGTTGTTGAAGATGCTCCACCTGCTAACGTCCCATCTTCGGCTTCGTAAAGAGCTGATGAAAGTTGATCGGTTGTGTTCCAGACGAGATCCGGCCCAAACCAAATTCGCGTGACGTTCTTAATCTCACCTTCGCGGAACACTCCTGCAATAGAAGTGTAGTATTGATGGTCTATGGTTGTCGGCGTAGGAGGTTTGGGCGGGCCTTTGCCCCCTGAATGGCCGGGAGTTGTTACAGGACGATCGACAATCGGGGTGTGCCAGAACCACACCGGAGCGCATCTGACTATCCCTCTTGCCCAGACAATCGGTTCACCATATCCGGGGAGTGAAATTCTGATGTCATCCTGCTTGCCTCGATCAACGGGAGAGACTTTCGTTTTCTTGGCAATGAGGTATTCAAGGCCGATTGATCCTGCCGTAACTGAGGCAGAGATCGCCAAAGAGATGAGGATCGCCGTGCCTGAAATCGGGTCATGAAGATAGCAATGATTGAAACGGCCACGGTGAGACTTCCACCAAAGGGCCATCGCCAAACACAAGGCTCGGATAAGATCACGCAAAGTCTGGGAACCTAAACCGCGCCGCGATCCTTCGTCTGAAGTCCAACGGATGATCGATGATTGCCCCGATCTTCTGACTCTCACTTCGATACGCCTCTACGATCATCGGAGGCTCGTCATCAGTAACTTGGATCGCTAAGTGTTTTGGATTTCTTCGCGCATAGATGATCAGCAAATCACCTGCCGATGACGATTCAATCTCAGGAAACCACTTGCGCATAATCTCCAGCAGATTCCACCCGTCCGGCTGCTCTGAATATGATTCAAATTCTCTTGCCAGTTCTGCGGGAAGTTTTAACCCTTGTTTTTCATAGAGGTATTTCGGGAGGTTGATACAATCCAATCCGGTCGCAGGGTCGCTCCCTTGGTGCCTGAAGATCACGCCCTGCTTTGCCAGCGCGCGCGCGTCATCGATGAATTGTTGGCGGTTATAGTTCATTGCAAAGGTAGTCTGTTCAAATCTTCAATAATTGGAATCCATTCCATCGCGTCAGTATTCAGAATGTTGTTTACTGGCGTTGTATCTATCTTAACGCGCGTCTTGCAATCACTCGGGCGCTTGCGGCATCCGTAGACCGCCGAGTAGGTATCTCCAACCTGCGGCAAGTAAGGCGTTGGAGTTCTCAGACCAAACAGGCCGCTCGCAAAAGAGTCGATCTTGAACCGATACCCCGAGTTCTGCCCTGACGTGAAAAGGAACTCGCCGTTTCCGAACGTATCGCTTCCCTCGCTTCTCGATGAGTCTGCAAAGATATTCTGATCTGTAACAGACGTAAGACTGCCGGTCACTGTGAAGTCCGCAATAGTTAGAGTGCACAGTCCGTCGCAGAACGTTCGGGAGCATTCGCCTCTAGTCGTTTTGCCGTAGGTCTGCACTAAACACGCATTCAGACCCATAATCTCCACCGAGAGCATTTTGCCCTTCTGCACGAATTGGCCTAGATGTCCCTTATGGGTTATGTACTGGCCCATGCCGAGCGCTTGATAGTTCGCCACGAAGATGATTGTTTCTGCGTGAGTCCACTTTCCCGCGAGAGCATCTGCCTCGGTAATCCCCGCAGCCAGCAGAAAGAGATCGGCTTCCATGTTGCCCGCATTCTGGCCTTGCTGAACTTCAACATTTGACGCAGACATTCCAGTTGTGGTTTTGAAGACGACGCCGGAATAACCAGGCACGTTTCTCAAGTCGCGCGACCATGTCGTGAAAGCGACGACTGATCCGTCAATAGGCGAGGTAACTTTTGCGCAAGCGCAGATCGTTAGAGTCGTGCCGGCATAATGCGCCGGGAGAGACGCCGACGTGTACGGCGATTGAACGTTCTGTGGCGTGCGTAGAAAACTCATGCGAATTCAGATGGATAGCGAACTTCGATCATTGGCAGGTCCGGCCCTTTTGCGAGCCCTGTGTTGTCGGAGCGCCAAATAAACAGCTCGGCACTTGGGAACGATTTCGTGTCGTATCGAACCGGAATATAGAAGGTGCCTGTCCATGTTAGGATGTGGCCCGTAACTGGCGCGGTGCCGAACGTCACGAGGCCAGCGGTTGCGCCGGAATAAGGAACCGTGAATTTACCTGCTCCCGCGCCCTCAGTTACAGGCGAAGCGTTGTCAAAGATAGATGGCGCATTGTCGATTAAGTGGATTTCGCGGTTATAAGCGTTCGATGAGTCACCGTCATTGATGCTGAGTTGGAAGGCTGTTGTTGACCCGTCGCCAACTCCAAAGGCTTCAGTTGTCGCGCGAAAGAAACTCCGATCTCTTAAGGGGAACGAAAACCCGCGCGCCCGCATTGCGTTGAAATGTTTCCGCAACGAGCCGAGAGTTGGAATAGAAATGTTCTCGGCGGCATTCGCGTTATACATTCGCTTGGAATCAGACCAAAGAATTGCCCGCTGCTCCCCGCCGCCGCCAAGCTTGACAACGACATCCTCCCACGTGTCTTGGGAGTCAATCGCGGCAAGCTCTAACGGGAAAACCGAATTGAGAAACGCCATAATCTACCCTTGCAAAGCATTCTGAAGTTGAAGACCGCGCATCTTGTTTGCGACTTGTCTTTGTGTTTCGCGCGATCCTAACTGCGAAGGATGCTGCACGTAAAAGTTGACCACCATTGGTAACCCTCCGCCTTTGTTCTCTGCCGCCGTCATTACTCGTTCACCTTTATGCAACAAAGCAGGGAAGTTATCGTAAGGAACATAATCAAGACCAGAGGCGAGAGGCTTTCCGAGTTTGGCTCCGAACTCTCCCCAACCGCCGCCACTCTTACTGCCAACCCCGCCCAAAGCCGAGCCAATGAAGGGCAGAATCCCTTTCAGGAAGCCGAGGAACCCGCCGCCTCCCGTTGAGCCGCCTCCGGTATTCGAGAAGCCTTTCATCAGAGCATCAGTAATCGAGTCTGTGAGTTTCATCAGGACTTTAGATTCGCTCATTTGCAGAATGCCCAAAGCGAATTCTGCTAGTCCGGCTTTCATGCCATCGCGGAATCCCTCATGGATTGAATCATTGATAATTGAGGTGAGCGATTCTGCTAGTTGGCGCATCTTGTCGAACTGGCCTTGGAAGACGGCTCGACTGAATTCTTCTTCATCTGTGGCGATTCGGGCGCGAGTATCATTGCGCGGATCGCCGCTCTCAGGAATATCGACAAAGCGCGGGCGAGTGTTCTTTGTGACTTCTGCATATCGCAATCGAGTGATGTTCAATTCTTGCATTGCCTGTGCTTCTTTTTTCAGCGCATCGATCAGTCGAAGCTTCGTAATCAAATCCATCTGTTCCGCGCCAACAAAATCAGATAGCGACTTGTGATTCTTGACGAGTTGCTTGTCTACTTCGCGGAGCATCTTGTCCCACTCGTCAGTGACGTGCGTAGCGTCGAATAACTGCTCGCTCAGTTTCTGCATGAATTCGCGATAGTCCTTCTCAGCCTCAATTCCTCGAAGGGTTTCCGCGTTGCTCAGCAGTTGAGCCATTTGCCCGTCCGTTAGCGCTTTCTTTTTCTTGGCGAGCGCATCGACAACTCGATCGATCTCTTTCGCATACTTATCGTGTCCCAGGATCGCTTCGTTGATTTCTGACTTTTGCTTGGCAAGGGCTTGGGCAAATTCATCGATTGCCTTAGCCCCGCCGCCTCCCCTTTTTTTGCCAATACCGCTCATACCGCCGCTCAGTCCCGCGATCATGGAGACGCCGCCCATGCCTCCGGTTGCCGGGAGCGAGGCTCCTGGTTGAGACGCCATTGCAATGTCGGCACTCACACCCAGATACATCAGTGCGGCGCGTTGTGCGCCAAGCCACGCTTGAGAAATGCTGTCTATCCCGAATTGGAGGGTTGAAAGTGCGCCCGTGAGCGGGCCAGTGATTAGAACAGTGAGATCGGCCAAAATTGATGCGAGAAACTGAACCGCGTCGTGATCCTTTTCGACTGCAATCGCCATGTCCTTAAAGGCGGGGATTGCGTTGCGCACGACTTCTGCGCCAACCGCGCGCACCTGAAATCCCATCATTGCCATCTGATCGTTGAATTCGTCCGCAGCCTTGGCATCTTCCGTCGAAATGAGAATTCCCATCTGCCGGAACTTCGCCATCGTTCCGTCGAGATCGCCATCAGTCTCTTTCAGAATTGCGAGCAGAGCCTTGCCGCCGCGTCCATACAGCTCGAGTGCTGTTGCGGTCTGCTTGTAGCCTTCAGGCATTCGTGCCAGCGCAGCGAGTGACTGACGAAACGCTTCCTCGGTGCTGTTCGTCTCGACGCCGATCTCTTTCAGCAATCCCGCTACTTTACTTTCGGGGTCCTGAGCCTCTTCAAGTTTGCGCTGGAAAATATCGAGTGACGCTGCGATTGCTTCTATCGATCCGCCCGTGGTTTTTGCGACGATCTCAAGAGCAGATAATGTCTCGATTGATACTCCGGTCTGCTGAGACAGGTCGAGCATCTTCCCTTGAAAGTCCGCGGTGGCGGCAACGAGATCATAAAACTGCTTCGTGAGAAATCCGGCGGTTGCTGCCGTTGCTACCATTCCGGCCACAGCAATCCCTATTGGCCCCGCCATGCTTCCGAAAGAAATACCCGCCTCGGTAGCACCTTCTGAGACTTGACCTAAGAGCGATTGCAGTCCACCAAGACGGCCGGCAATGCCTCCGAGCGGCCCTTGCATGGCAACCGTGGTCGATGAAAGATTCTTTAGAACATCGTGGAGACCTGACACGGGGGAGGTTGCCCCCGCCGCTGCGTGTCCGACATTCTTAAACGCAGTCGAACCCTTTGAGTCTAATGCTTGATGCTCTTTAGCAAGAGCGAGAACCTTTTTCTGGGATTCAGTGAGTGCGCGATCGTGCGCCGCTGTGTCTGCGGTTATTTTTGTTGCAAGATCGAAGAGATCTGTCGGCATGATTACCGCTTATCCAATAGCTCTATGAGCGTTGTTTGAAACACGGGATCGAAGACTTTGTTTTCTGCCTTAGCGAGCGCGGCCTTGATTTTGATTACTGCCTTCTGCCGATGGACGCGAGCATAAGCAGCACCGCGAATAATCATTTCGGCATCACCTCTATCTAAGAGTTCGCCCGCCGACATATTCCAGTAATGCGCGGCGAGCGATAAATCTTCGGAAGTGTAGAACTCAACAGGCGGAGGGTCTATTGGGGCGCCGCCTGCTCCCCTACACTCGCCTCCGGTGCCAAGCCAGCGGGCGATTCGCTGGCTTTCGTAGGGTCTACGAACACGCCCTCCGCTGCCTTCCAAAGCGCGTCAATGAATGCCAGAGGAATCGGATAAAGAAACTCCCCCGCCTCATTGCGTTCTTTGATCGAGTCAATCGGAAGCGGATCGCCAGTCCAAATCACGTCCCACGACTTTACGATTAGAGGAATGCAGACCTGCAACGTTTCTTGATCTTCATTCGTGGCGTTCTGCAACGCTCTAACTTGCCCAGAGGTCAGCCGAGCAATGCCGGCAGTGTAAACTTCAGCCGTATTCGTCTCACCCAGAAATTCAAATGACACAGGCCGCGTGGCCTGCACCTTTTCTCCCAAGTCCATGATGCTCCCTTAATAAGTGTCGAGAGTTCCGCCGCCGTCCGCTTCCCACGTTGTTTGAATTCGCTCAATATCGTTGACGACCGCAGGAATGGGGAAGTTGGTTAGGATCATTTCGAAGCTGAGGCGCGGTTTACCTGAAGCGGAACCGTTTGGCCCCACAACCAAGCTCACGCGAGACGATGAGCCCGGAGTCTGTGCGTTGTAGATCGCGATGAGTTGCGCCAAGATCGTTGTGTTGGAAATGAATTTAATTCCACACTTGCCATCCTTCAGTCCCGGCACTCGCGCGATCGCTGTATTGCCGAACACCGTAGCCTCGTGAATCGCTTGACTCAGTTCTGGTGAAACATCATCAACGTATGTGGTTACATCAACGGGCGAACCGCCTGGGGTGGCGTCAAGCGAAACGACGCAAGACGTACCATGAATTGAAGCCATAGATATCTCCTATCTGTGCGCGAAGATGACCGCGAAAGTGATCGAGGTTGTGGTCCCTCCTAAAGTACAAACCA